CTTAGGACAAAAAGGTTATACTATACCTAAAAATGAACTTACTATTGAAAAACAAAAACAAATAAGAAATGATTTAACAATTAAACCATTTGTTATGGGTTCTCCAATGAATAACGAACAAAAATCTTTTCCAGCTTATCGCGAATCTAGTAATAAATTTTATGTTCCACATTATTATGGAGTTGAAAATTTTGGATCACCTAAACAATATAAAATTGAAGAAGGAAATAACATAGATTTGGAATTTAATGGTAAACTTAGAGAGAACCAAGAAATAGTTGTTAATACGTATATAGAACATGTCAACAAGGTTGGTTTTGGTGGTGGATTATTAGAGCTTCCATGCGCTTATGGAAAAACGGTCCTTTCGCTTAACATCATATCTCGTCTTAAAAAGAAAACATTCATTATTGTTCATAAGGAATTTTTAATGAATCAATGGATAGAGAGAATCCAACAATTTTTACCCAAAGCTCGTGTTGGAAAAATTCAAGGACCCATAATTGACATAGATGATAAAGACATTGTTATTGGTATGCTTCAAAGTCTCTCTATGAAAGAATATCCTGCTTCTACTTTTGAAAGTTTTGGTCTTACAATTATAGACGAAGTTCATCACATTTCTAGCGAAGTTTTTTCAAATTCTTTATTTAAACTTGTAACAAAATATATGTTGGGATTATCTGCTACAATGAATCGCAAAGATGGAACAACTAAGGTATTCAAAATGTTTCTCGGAGATGTTATTTTTAAAGGAAAGAGAGACGAAGCGAGAGAAGTAGTTGTTCATGCCATTAAGTATGAAGTTGATGATGAAGAATTTAATGAAGTTAAAACTGATTTTAGAGGTAACCCTGCTTATAGCACAATGATTAGTAAGTTATGTGAATATAATAGAAGAACTGAATTTATATTAAAAATTGTATCAGATATGCTTTCTGTAAATCCTAACCAACAAATTATGATTCTCGCTCAATATAAAAATATTCTTAAATATTTACACGACGCAATTGCTCACAGAAATATAGCAACAGTTGGTTATTATATTGGCGGCATGAAAGAGCAAGCTTTAAAAGCAACAGAAGGCAAAAAGGTCGTTATTGCTACTTATGCTATGGCAGCAGAAGCTCTTGATATAAAAACACTTACCACATTAATAATGGCAACACCAAAAACAGATATAGAACAAAGTGTTGGACGAATTCTTAGAGAGAAACATAGTAGTCCAGTTGTAGTTGACATTGTTGATAGTCATGATCTATTTCAAAATCAGTGGCGTAAAAGGAAAACATTTTATAAAAAAGAAAATTATAAAATAATTTATACTAATAGTGCTAATTATACGCCAGACACAAGTAAATGGTTAGTAGTATTTAATCCTAGTTCATCTGAAACAAAAAAATGCGTTAAAAAGACATCAAAAAATGTTTCAGTCAATAGTAATAGTTCATCAGATAAAAGTATTACAAATGATTCAGATGAAGAAATAGAAATTGAAGAAGAAAAACCAAAGGATAAATATCTTGCTGGTGTTTGTTTTTTAAAAATGAAGAAATAACTTAACGACGATATTTCTTTGTATTTTTTCTTTTATTATAACGAGTTTTTCTTTTTGATTTTTTATGACGTCTTGTATATTTTTTACCTCCTATTTTTGTTCCTTCAGCAAATCTAATTCTAGACGTTTTTTGTTTATTATCATTATCTAAATACAATGAATGTTTAGTATCATTATATTTTTTAATACTAGATTGAATATTTTGTAATTGTTCATCTGTAGCATTTGGATAACTATTTAATAATTCTAATGAATTTGCTATTTGTTTATCATACATCTCAGATGTATATTTAGGTTTTGAACCTAATCTAAAATGAGCATATTTATAATGTTTATAAGGTTGTTGTAAATCTGAATCTGAATCTGAATCTGAATCTGAATCTGACGATGAACTCATTTATATAATATTATAAGAAAAATATTATAAAAATATTTTAATTGCCTCTTGAAGGGAAACCCATATTGGTATAGTGATTATAATTATCTACACAGTTTGTACAGTTTGGTAAAACTGTTACAGGTGGAGGATTAGCTAATGCTAATTGACTTGATGGAATATTAATTCCAGCTACTTGATAAGTAGGTGTCATTGGCATATTATTCTGGTATTGAGAATAACCTCCACGTTGACCACCACGTCTATGACGACGATGTCTTGTTCTTCTGCCTCCAGCAAGGCTTCTAGCAAGCTTTCTAGATGCCATTCTACGTCTAAGTCTACTTTTAAAGCTTTTCATCTTTCTACTTCCTGATTTCATCTTCTTATAATGTTTAGTGATATTTTTTATTTTTCTTTTAAGGTTTTTGGCTCCTCCCTTAAAATTACATATACCTGGAACTACTCCTGCCGCAGCGTCTATATTACTTTTTGACCCTGCTAAACCTGGAAGTCCAGGGATTTCATTACTGCTAAAACTACCTGAATAATTTGAACTTGATCCATTTACATAAGGACTAGAATTATAAGGGTTTATATTTCCATATCCTAGATTAGATGCTCCTGATCCAGCTGACATATATATAATACATATATTTTATCGATTTATATAAGTTCTATTAATACGATAACCTGTATGACATAATATTTCAATTGGAAAAGAATCTCCAGCCTTTGCTACATCAAATATGGTTTGTGGACAATTGAAACTATTTCCAAAAACTATAACATCATCATTTATTTTATCTTTTTCCTTAGCTTCAACAATAATTTGATCCATACTTATTGTTCCTAATACCTTTCTTTTTGTACCATTAATATAAACATATAATTTACCTGACGATGAACGTGGAATAATATCAGCATAACCTATTGGTAATACGGCAACTTTCATTTTTTTAGGAGTTATATATTTCCAATCATAGCCAATTCCTTCACCTTTTTCTATATCTTTTATCTGAATTATATACGACTTTACTGTCATTGCTAATTTTAAATTTTTGTCTACTTTATCTACTCCTGGTACACCATATATTCCAGAACCTGAACGAGATAGTGTAAAATCCGATACGTCATAATTTAAACATGCGCCTGTATTTGCTATATGAACTAGTGGAGGTTTTATTCCAATTTCTTCTAATTCACTTCTCAAAGCTCTAAATTTACGCAATTGCTCATTTACTATTGGACTGTTTTTTATTCCTGAACATACTAGATGTGACATCATCCCTACAATTTCAAATTTATTACATTTAGCAACATCTTTAAATGCTTGTAGTGAATTATTATATGAAATTCCTGCTCTGTTTATCCCAGTATCAACAAACATGGTTACCTTTAGTTTTTGTCCATCTGGAATCATTTTTTCTATTTTTGGAATAAGTTTTTCATCAAATATAGCAATATCTAAATTTAATTTTAAACCGTCGTTAAATTCATGACCTTCAATATCATATAACCAAGATAAAATTCTTCCTTTGTCTCCACTTTTACGCAGTAAAATTGCCTCTCCAAGTGTAGCTACACCAATATACTTTATGCCAATTTTTCTTAAAATCTTTGCCATTTCAATAAGACCATGACCATACGCATCAGCTTTCAAAACAGGCATTATATCTGTACCAGTTTTTTTCTTCAAAAATCTAACATTATTTCTAATAGCATTTACATCTATAATTGCTTTTATATCTTTATCTGCTGATGGAATATAATTTATTTTACAAGTTTTATTTTTTGATAAATTGTTTCTTCTTGTTTTCTTCATACATTTTATATATATTTTTTATTTCATACTCTTTAATTATTTCTGAATTTTCATTTGCTAATTTAATAGGTGTCCATTTTTTAAATTTATGATTAAATTGACAAACCATTTTATAAGACTTATCTAAATGTACAAACTTTGAAATATCTTCATTCTCAAATTCTTCTTCATCATCACTTTCTTCTAACGCATCTAAATTATTATTTTCCTTTATAATTCTAAACAACTTATTCATCATTACACTTGTATTATAATCTGGAATATGAGCAATAGAATGTTGCTCTTCTTTTAAATTTTTGTCTAAACAATACAAATAATAGATGTCATTTTGAACATCCGGTTTAATTAAAAATACAACTTCTCCACAGGACTTTCCAGAGGCTTTGATGTTCGCTGGTTGTTTAACAGGAGTTTTTTCAAGAGGTTTTTCTTGTAGTTGTCTTTGCGTTGGTACTTGTGGTTGAACATATTTATTTAAAACAGGTATATTCTTATAATTAATATAATTTTCATAAGTAATAA